CGACTGAAGAACCGCGCGACCGCTGGTGATGGTCACGTTGTCCTGAGCAACGCCTCTATAAACACCCATGAGTACCTCCTGTGAGTAAGAGGGGGCCGAAGCCCCCTACAATCACGCGCTCGGGATCACACCGAGGTCGGCACCCATGTTGACGACCGCCAGCGAAACCTTGACGCGCGCGGCGTCGACGTTGTTGCTGTTGACCGTCAGGAGGATGTTCGTAGCCACTGCGCAGTAGTAGGCCGCAGCGTCGGCGTAGCCGCCCGTCGTACCGACAGCAGCGTTGAGGTCGAAACCGTCAACCCAGAAGTCGACGGTACCGCCGCCAATACCCACGTCGATGTTGGCAGCAGCGCCCTCAGCACGAACCAGCGTCGCAACGCCGCCCAACACGAACGCACCCTTCGGCAGAACGCCGATGACGAGCGTGTCCGTGGAGGCCAGAGCCGCCACACCGGCCGCAGAACGAGCCGCCGCGATCTTGGCAAAATCGAGGTCGATCTCGATAACGCTTACGCGATCAGCATAGTTGGCCGCGAAGCCGGGCGAGTTCTTATAGAACCCGAAGGAGTCAGTATAAGCAACCATCCGAGTTCTCCTTAGGCGATGGTGATGACAGCCTGCGACAGCGCCTCAGGCTTGACGACCTTGTAGCCGTACACCTGAAGGCCACGGATGATGTCGCCGAAGGTCGAGGTAGACCGCAGCGTCTCCATCTCCGTCATCTGCGACGCGAAGGTGAAGCCCATCTTATGGCCAGCGATGAGGTTGTACTTCCCGCCGGTGTCAACCTTGAGGTTGTGGCTGACATAGAGCGTGAAGCGGTCGATCATGCCGAGACGACCGTTACGGACGATGGAGGTGCCGTCGCCGGTCAGCGAAGCATCCTTCAGTTCCGACTTCTTGATGAGACCAGCCAGACGAGCCGGGATCACCACGTAGCGGCCAGCCTCAGGCACGTTGGCCTCATCGAGGACGGTGCCCATGTCGACCAGCAGGTCGATCACAGCCGTCGTCGCGGACGCGCCGTCCTTGGTCACGGTGAGCGGAGCCGCCGTCGTGCCGAGGTTGAACGCCGCAGACTGCTGACCAGCGGTCGCGCCACGGTTAGCGGCAGCGATGTCGGGCAGGATGTCGGTCAGAACGCGCTGGTCGATCTTGATCTTCATCTGCTCGGACGCATCCTTGGACCACTGGTCCATCAGGTTGATGTCCGACTGCACCTTATCGATGTCGTCCTCGACGCAAGCGAAGTACTCGCCCTTGTCGATAACAAGCTGAATCTTCGGCTTGTCGGGGTTCTCGACGACGAGGTTCTGACCCTTGACGTAATCGCGGATCGTGATGTTCGGGATGGTGCGGATGTTGACCGTATCACCCTGACGGCGGATTTCGCCCTCGTAGTCGGTGTTGCTGATCGCGGCGAGGACCGTCGCGTCATAGAAGTTCTGGATGAGCTTGCCGCTCCAGATTTCGGGGATGAAGTTACCCGAGTAGTCAGGGCGGCCGGGGGCCACAGGATAAGACATAGATAGTCTCCACTATCAACCGTTGACAATGCGACTTTCGCGCTGTGCGGCGAAAATGTCGCGTTCGATACGGTCGCGATCTGCTTCCTTACCCTTATAGAGCCCCTTGCGTACGTCCTCGAAGAACTTACGGATGTCCGACGAAGAATACGTTTTGGGTTGGTCAGTCGCGGCAGCGCCGGATGAACGGCTACGTCCGGGAGCGACCTGTCTCTCAAGCTGAGATGCAGACGCGGGCCGAGGTGATTGAGCAACAGACTGACCGCTGAGTCCCTGCCACGCAGCGAAGATGTTCGCGACACGTCTCGCATCAAGGTTACGCTGGGCGTCTTCAAGATAGCTCTGCCGAGTCAGCCCCGTCATGGGGTCGATCTCCAGAAGCCAGTTGTGGAACGCACCATCAGCGTTGATGTCCCGCCACTGGGGGACGACCGCTGACAATTCGGCCCAGAACGACTGCTCGGCAGACATAGCCTGCCGCTGCGCCACCTGCTCGACCTTGGGGACCACGCTAGTGTGCATCTGACGAATCATCTGCTCTAGCTCGGCGATGCGGCGATTAGCCGCCGAGACCTCCTCTTTCGTTACGCGACGCATAACGTCAATGGAGTCGCCGTACTCCTCAATGTCTTTAGACGTTACCAACTTATCGCTTGTCTCTGCCTGACTGAACGCCGCCGGAGCGGTGGACAGAGAAGACAGGAGCTGCTCAAGCTGCGTCACACGGGAGTTAAGCTGCTGATTTTCCGACCGAAGCCGGGCAGTATCAGCGTTGTACATCCCTTGCAACGTGCGATAACGCTGTTCGAACGTATTCTCTGCTGTGGTATCCGTCTGCCGTTGCTCGTTCGGCGCGGATACAGGTGCAGCTTCCCGGTTACCGTCGGCTTGCGAAGACACTTCACCAGCATCGCCCGCATCCTCAGCCTCAGACTTAGGTGCGTCGGCGTTCATGGTTTCATATATCTTGGCAACTGCCTCGGTCTGACGGCGAAGTTGCTCAGGCATGGTCATAGAACGCTCCTCTCGGTGTGCGTAGGGTTAGGGTCGCTGTCCACGCTTGGACTGTGCAACCAATTCAGGTGCATCCTGCACAAGTTTACATAACTCTGTCAAGACCTGACAGCGACCTTGCATAAGTGCAACAGTATCTGCACTCGCGCTCGGAAGCCGCTCAAGTTCGTACTGCCGCCATGCGGTCAACCACTCGACGAAGCGGGGGAAGTGCCCGCCGAGTGCGTTAATTATCTTGACCAGCTCAGGATCGGGTCGAATCACGCGACACCGCCGGTGTTCTGGTTACGCACCGTGGTCGCGGCCGCACCGCCTGCCGGGTTGCCAGCCTGATCGAGGGTCTGCGCCCCCGGCGGTTGCGGCAATGCGCCCCGAGCCTGCGATTGCATAGCTGTAGAGAACGCCAACCGCTCCCGCGAGGGGACAATCTCATCGACCGGCATTTGAAGACCCTTAGCGATCTCGCGCAGGAGCGCCGCGCGTCCGTCTTTGCCAATGATCTCAAGATCAACGGGGTTACCGGTGGCGTTAAGGAACTCAACACGGCGCAGATTGACCGTCTCTTTGACCGCAAGGTTGACCGCACCGCGCGGAATAACCTGCGCGTCGCCCTTGATCGACTCATCGGGGTCGTAGCGCATGTTGTAGACGAACTGCCGCTCGACAATCGGCTTCAGAACGTCGTTGTCGATGTGCATAACCACCTGCCGGATGCCTTTTCCGGCCGAACCCATGAGCATCGACAGCCCGGACGCCGTGCGACCAGCGCCTTTAACGTCCACATCGCCGTAAATGTACGCAGGAATACCCGAATGGTCGTCTGCAAGACGCGAAAACCGCTCATACACCGCCATCAGCGTCTGCGCGTTGTCCGTCGGCTGGTTAAAACGAACCGCCGGAGCCGACGAACCCATCGGATCGTTCAGAACCTGCCAGATTTTCCACGGCTGGAGCTGCGTAATGTCCTCGTTGGGCGGCAAACGCTCCAGATTGACCTCAACCTGAGGCCCAGAAGCGATGGCCATGTTGTTCACGAGGGCACGCGCCGCCGCGTTGCAGATGTTTTGCAGGTCTTCGATGATCTCAGGGATGCCGCGACCCCAGAATGACCCCGGTGTCTTGATAAATGAGGTCTTTGCGTAGGGCTTTTCGCCCAACGGGTCGTAGTTCAACACCGCCTTGATGACGTAATCGCCCACCAGCCAGACGTTTGCGTCGTACTCACGGGCCGTATCGGGCACTTCGGTCTCATCCATACCCCACTCACGGAGCATTTCGCCCGAGACCTTACCCCAGAACTCCAATGCGTCGAACATATCGGTCGGACGCATCTCCGTGTAGAACTTACGCTCAGCGTCGTCGCGCTCTGACTCTGTGGTATCGGACACCCACGACTGGCGCGGCCCGATCTCCAGCGTCTTGCGAATGGCCTGATCGTCATAGCCCGGCACACCGATGAGGTCTGCAAGGTTTGTACGCGTAAGTTTATGCAACTCAAACAGGTACCCGTCATTGAGTCGAGTGATCCCCGGCTCCGGGAAGATGTTGAATGGGCTGACCCGCTCGTACTCAGGGGCCAGACGCTCGCTGGCTTCGACCATGGTGCGCCCATCCGGCCCCTTGGTCCACCCGAGGTGGCGCTGCCGACGGACAATCGGCCCCTTGATGAAGGCGCATGGGAACGTCACGAGGTCAGTAACGAACTCATTGAAGGCGTCGGACCATCCGCCCTGCGCGAACTGGTCATCGATCCGGGTCTTCATGCGGTCGACCCGCGCCTGCGCGATCTGAAGCACCTTGAAGCGGTACTCCTGCGAGACCAGCTCTTTCAACTCAGCCATTTCGACTGGGTTGGGAGCCTGTCCCGACATCTGGATGATGGTCATGATGCGCTCAGCGAACGCCTGCTGAAGTTCCGCAGCCTCGGCCGGAGCCAAGTCAGGGATCGGCGTCGGGGCCAAGTCCCACGGGGGCGTGCCCGTGTCGAGCAGGATGTCGCGCAGCCAGCTCTCAGCCGCCCGGCACTTCACCTCGGTGAGCATCATATAGACCTCAGAGCCGCCCTGCGCCCTGATGCCCGTCAGCTTGTCCGGTTCGTACTCGCCGTTGCGCTGCCGCAAGGCTTTGAGCATGATGTCGTCGATGGGCTGCTTGGCGATTCGCGCCGCCTCCCAGCAAACCTTGAGATGCGCCGCCAGCCCCAGAATGAGGCTGCTGGTCTGCCGAGCCTGAAGTTCACGCTCGATCTGCTCCTGCTCTTGGCGAGCAAGCTCGTCGTTACCGACAACACGAAGGATCGTCAGACCGGCCATCTAGGTTCTCCTGCCACGGCAAGAATATACACAAATGTCAAGGTAATCAACTACGTCCACCCCACGGCTCTGGCAGGCTTGATTTCACGCCGAGTGGTGATGAGCGAACTAGCGTCTACGTTACTGATATGCAACATCAGGTACTGCAACGCCTCGGCCACGTGCGAGTGCTTGTTCTTGTCGATGTCGTTGTCCCCCTTGGGCTTGTACCTGTACCCACCCATCATGGCCGCCTTGAGCTGCGTGCAGCCGGGGTCCACCAGCAGGGCCGGATCACCGTCGACCTGCCGCATGAGGAAGTCGTCCACCGCGTTGATGCGCGCCGCGACCGCATTGGTCCGAGCCTTGATGACCTTGAGCCCCTCGGCCTTGATGATGTCGACCGCGCTGCGCTCGTCGGTCTGCGCCCTCTGGGTGCCAGCCGGATCGGTGACGATGAGCACCGACGCTCCCGAGAACCGCTCGTACAGCAATGGCTTGAGCATGGTGCGCACGAAGCGCTGGACGCCCATGTCGAAGCTGACGCACTCCGCCAAGATGAGCGCTCGCCCCCTCGGGTCTTGCTGTCCGATGACAGCCGCAGGCGTCAACCCCAAGTCCATCCCCACGATGATGGGCCGCGCGCTCCCGATGATGGGCCGCAGCGCCTGACCGGCCATGTGGTAGTCCGGCCTGAAATACTTGTACACAGGCGTACCGGCCAGACTGAGCCCGTACTCACCGTCGATGTAGACCCGGACGTACTCCTCCGACCGCCCCTGCGTGTCGTAGTACCCATCGGGCAGGTTGTCGATGTTCTCCGCATACGGGCTGCGCCCAGACGGTTGCTTGAAGACGTGCCACCCGTTGTTGTTGAACCCAACCCCGTCCTTGGGGTCGAGTTTCTCCATCTGGTAGTACCACCACGTATCCATGGTCGGTGGGTTGGTGTCGCCCCACATCCCGTGCCACGTCGGCCCGCCATCTTTGGCCGATGGGTATCGCCCAATACGTTTGGACATGGCGTCCACAATGTCAGGGTGGATGTCCCGACACTCGTTGAACCACGCCCCGGTCAACTCCAGCGAGTTGAGGTTGGCCACGTCGTCCGCGTCGTCGAGCGCGCGGAACATGATCTCGCTCTCCACATCGCCCACCCGGAAGAAGTAGGTCTTGGTGGTGCGCATGTAGTCCCCGCACGGCCCCGGCGGGAACCAGTCCAGAAACGTCTTGATCGTCGTATCCTGCAACTGGCGGACCGTCTCGCGCACCACGGCGAAGCGCGTCTTGCGAATACCCTGCGCGTTGGGCTCCTGCATGGATGCGCGCCGCACCACCTCGAAGGAGCACCCCACGCTCTTGCCGGAGCCGACCGGCCCCATGACCACGCGCATCTTGGCGTTGGACGCCATGAACTCACGGATCGTCTTGGAGGGGGTGTAGGTAATGTCGAGACCCATTGGTCGCCTCAGTTGAGCTGGCGCACGCCAGCCTCGTACGCTTCGCGGCCATCCGCGCTGCTGTGGATGTAGAGGTTATCCTCCGCGTCGTACTCCGGCTCACACCAGCAAGAGCCCTCGTCGTCGACGACGTGATCCTTCAGGTCATTACAGGGCACCACGTGAATCGTATCACGCGGCGGCTCGGCTGGCTTGCTCCGGGAGGACGATGACATACAACACTCCCCGCTTCTTTGACTTAACTATAGTGGTTCTGTAGGTGATGCTGACCGCAGCGAGGTCTTGCTCCACGAGGGCGGCTGCAAGCGAACTCTCGAACTGCGCCTGCCACACCCCCAAGGGGGTCTGGAAGAAGTGCTGTTGTAGCGATTCAGGCAGCATCGGATGTGTCGGCGTCGATGAGCTTGGCGTTTCCAAGGGTGTCGTTCCCGAGATTGATTGTGATGCGAACACCGCCTCCACCACCGGCGTCGGTCGGCTCGTTCTTGGGCTCCAGCCCTGCCCACTTCACAGTAGACTTGATGAGGTCGGCCTTCACTGCGGCGCTCACATCCGGGCTATGGATGAGAAGCCACGAGGTCTTTAGCAGCTCCTCGGCCTGCGCGCGAGCCTTGAGTTTGAACGTCAGCCCTTTGTCCCGCACCTCGGAACGGTAGTGCTCCACGCGCTTGGCGAACACTGGATCACGGCTGAAATCCTGTAGCTCAAGCGCGGAGATGTTGTGTCGGGTGATGATGTCGGTGACAGCTTCGCCGCTACCCTCCAGTCTGAGGGCTACATCGAAGGCCAGTCTGTCCGACCAGCGGGTGTGGTTCAACGGCAGGGAGTCCATAGGGGGAGGATAGGCAGGAGCACGGGGCTCGTCAAGCCTACACGGGCTTGAGTGTGGGGTAAGTATGCTCGCAGTTTGCTGCGATGCGGTAAGTATACACGCCCTTTTTAGACCCTGTGTGGTGCGAGCTTTACTACACTACGGGGGGCGGGTGCCCGCGCCTGTCCATGTACCCCCACCCCCGCCCGCCCACGCGGGCACGCGCGCACACGTGATCGCGCCACGCACACGCGCGCATTGAGGGGGCCGATTTGACAATTCGCACCGACTGTGCCATATTGAATGGGTCGATGGCGATGAGCCGCCGACACCGAAGCGGGGCAATCCCGCCCCGCTGTTTGACATTGTGGAGACTACCATGAGCAAGGAACTCGCTTGGATCACCGTTGACGTGACCTCCTTCCCCAAGGCGCTTCAGGACAAGTACGCTAAGCTTGTCGCTGCCCGCAAGGCGGCAACCGAAGCACGAGACGCTTTCGAACAAGCGTTCGAAGCGTTGGCCCGCGAAAAGGGCTCGCTAGAGAAGGATGACAGCCTCGCGTTTGGCTACAAGTTTGGGCGACTAGCAGTCGCCAAGGCCGAAGCCAAAAAGCCCAAGGCTCCCACTAAGCCGGTGTTCAAGTTCTGATCCAATCGGCGAGAGGCGCAAGCCTCTCGCCACCACATAAGGAAGTATACTATGCAAACGACAGTCTACGTCCGCCGCCGTGTTAACGGTAAACTTACCACAGTCCCGGTTACGATTGAGCACAAGAAGCCTCGCGTACTGCGAGCCGTGCTCGAACGATTAAGCCGCAAGCATAAACTACACATCGTCGCTCCCAAGTAAGTTAACAGGCCGGGCGCAAGCCCGGCCACCACACAAGGAAGTATACAATGGACATTGAAAGCTTCGCCTCGATCATGGTGCTCTCCCTTGTCTGCATCGCAGTCGCACTAACTATACTCATCCAACAGGAGTCATGGAAGTAACCACGAGCCCGGCGAAAGCCGGGCTTTTTTGTTGCCTGTGTTGTGTATACTTACGTTGTGTATACTTAGAGTGTGTAGCTGCGTGTATATTTAGCTCGCTCCGCTCGCCATACGTCGGGGGCCTCTAGCTCATCGACGCGCGCTTACACCCCTGAAGTATACATTTACGGGCTCTAGCCGGTATACTTTTGTTACGTTTGTAAATGTATACTTATGCTAAGTGCTTGATTTAAAACGACGTTTCCTAAGTATACTCGTTACAATCTGTACAATCTACGAACAATCTGTAGATAGTGTATACTTAGGTATGACAGTTGGCACGGTATACTTATAAGTATACATCCGAGAAAACCCAGCGATTCCAGTGGGTTAGCGTGGGTGGCACCATCAGCCAGCAGGGAAAAACAATTTGTAACAAGGTAAATAATCTAAATAATCTGTAAAAAATGATGTAGAGAAACCCCGTGAGAGGAATTTTGGAAATGTCTGGTATACACGTGTATACTTACCCCCTTTCCCCTCCTCTCTCCAATTTGGGGAGCACTTTATTTTCAAAACACAGATTATTTAGATCGTAACAGGTATACTTAGCTCTGATCCCCATGGATTCAGGCACTTACAACGATCTACGTTTTGATCTATTACGTTTGTAACGGCAGATTGTTACAGATTGTATACCTCAAAACCCGGTATACTTAGCCTTTAGGCGGCGCGGAAGTTGACATTTCCGCCGCGATGTGCGACGATTGGTTCGGATCGGGGCTCGCCCCATCCAATCAAATAAATAACGCGTTTATACGTGTTACCACAACGGAGTAAACTTATGCCCTATGATGACGTTCTCAGCCCCAATGCCCTCCTGCTGGTCTCCGATGGTTTCGGAGTATACATCCCAAAAGTATTCACTGAGCGAGTAAACTTTACACGCCTCAAGAACGCTGACCCAGCAGACTGGGAGATAATCTCTCAAGGCCCTGATGCCGAGTACTATTGGGAGGCATGGGATTGTATACTTGCTGGTGTTAACTTAGTCGCTGACGATGGCGCTGAGTATTACCTGTGGCAAGACGGCGACCTGTGGGCCATCCCTGTAGGAGAGTAACCATGACCGACACCGACACTGCCTTCTACACCATCACCCAAGAGCTACCTACCCACTGGGCTATAGCCCTGATATACGACGATACCTCCGGGTTAGACCCGGAGGACCAAGCCCAATACGACGCCTACTGCAAGGCTATGGACACCCGATACCTGTCGTGGTGCTGCGTGGATATGTCCGATGATGACCAGTTCATGCGTTACCACGACGCCGCACCCTATGGCGTTCTAGCCTGCAATGTAGCTACGTTTATGTTCCACGTCGTTGACGCTTGAGGAGACTACCATGCTCAAGATTGATGAACGCTCTTTCGATCTCACCTCTGTGGCTGTGTTCAACATGAACAAGTCGGCACGTGAGCGGTACGAGAACCCGGCTGATCTACGAGATTTCATGGTCTCTATGGCCTACCACTACCAGTACGAGACCACCAGCATGGGTACGTCAGGCTTCCAACTGACGTTCTACAAGTGCGCTGCCTCCGAGCACACTGGCTGTATAGCCTCTGTCTCAGCCTTCCTCGCCGATGGTTACATGCGAGAGGTTAATACCAAGCTGGCTGAACCATGGGTGGCGCTTGACTGACGCCCCCCCCTCCTCACTCAAGGCGAAACGTCACTGGCAACCCCAGTGGCGTCCACGGGTTAGACCCGTGCTGACGAGCCTTCGGCACTGTACATGTACAGTGTCACAACACACAGAAAGATACCACACCATGCCGCACTACAACGCCAACATGCAACCCGGCACCCGCTACGTTCGTGTCAATGGGCGACAAGCACGCCTGTGGACCACCCAGCGAGTACCGTTCAAGAACAGCAATGGTCAGCTATACGGCCATTGGGAGGGTGCTGGCGTACCCTTCAGCGAGGGCAGCGCCATTCGCTACGTGGTCTACAGCTACGGTAGGCACTG